ATCATGCCCTTAGACAAGAACCTCAATCCCGTACCGGTATTGCCGATAGGAACAGCCCAAGACATCACGGACGGGACACTTCCGTCAGGAGCAAGCCGTATAATCCGGATAACGGCCGTTACCGACTGCCGGCTCTGGCAATATAGAGGAGATAAAACCGGCAGCGGAGTTCTCCTTCCGTCCGGACAGACAGAATATTTTTCGGTATATGAAGGGTATTCGATAGAGATATCTGGAACAGCAAATGTAATGGAATGATGAACGGATTAGGGAACTTAGGACATTTAGGGAAGCTTGGTCACGCTTCAACCTCCGGGACGAACCATCCGGAAGTAGAGGCCTCCGGCCGAGCTTTTCCGATCTGGAACACGAAACCGGGAGACGATAAACTGTTGTCCCTATCGATACATGGGCTTACGGAACAGAACGGAACACCGACCCCTGCGAATCCCGTACCTATGCGATCGGTAGGAGACAGTGGGCTGTTTTTGTCAGTCATGCCGGATAAAGCAGGAAGCGATTACCAGTTGTTGAACATCAAAGAAGCAATGAAAAAGGCGGGACATGACGGTATACTTCGATCAGTAAACGGCATATACGATGAAGTGGTTTATAACGGAAAAGAATGGAAACTGATACAGCGGATAGGTGTGAGTACAGGATTCACCGTCACTTCAATCTCAACACTTAATAGTAACGGAGATTTAAGAGAAGTCCTTGTAAGAGGATCGGTAAAAGGAACACAAGTAACCCCTGACATATCTGTCTTTTACAGCAATAAATTCTATTATACAGGAGATTCCACATCCAATAAGTGGAATAAAGTGTATGGAGTATGGACAAACAGTCTGAGATACGGATTTACAGTTGTATATGATATAACCGACTATCCAACGGAAGAAGCATTAAAAGCCATGATCGAGGATGAAAGTACTATCTATTATTATGTATTATTTACTCCGGCAGAATATTCTCTTGATTTACCGGTAATAACGACCTATGACGAACAGACCTATTTCGCCAGCAATGCCGCCGAAGTAAAACCCCGTATGATAGCCCGATGTAAAGTATCGAAAGCATTGGACTACATCCGGGAGGGTCTGATCGGTTACTATACTGGTCGAGGACGAAGCAACACGGATGAGAATAAAAACATTCTTCCGGATCTGTCCGGCAACGGGAACGACCTTGAAAATAAAAACTTTGCATATACAGTCGATTCCGGTTACGGAGACGGCTATATTCAATATGACGGGGTAGATGACTTTTCAAGTGTTGAAAAAGCAATGACCAATATAGATTTTACAATTCTTTTTACAATTAGTGATGTTGAATTATTAACCGGTAATAGTTGGAGCGGACTTATTTATGGGAGTAGCTATTATTTAGGAATAAACAAGGGTATTTGTTTCTCGTCAGAGAATAGATATATAATGAATGGCAATATCAGTAAAACAAATTTTAATATTTCCAATAAAGGAAAAGAGATATTCGTTGTAGGATGCTTTAATGGCGGAAAAGAAAACAATGTAATCGGGATTACATTAGGATCAATAAATAATTCCCCTATTTACGCATGTAAACAGAAAATATATGATGCATTAATATATAACAGGGAGTTAACCGAAGAAGAAATAAAGCATAACTATAAGGCCTCGTGTCAATACAACGGAGAAGATATAGACGGCAAGGCCGGAGAAAATAACGAATTCTAAAAACCAAAATACGATGAACAGATATTACAAAATCCCGATTTCGGAACTTAAAGATATAGACCCGGATTGGGAAACGAGAAGAAAGAACGTAGACGCAACAGAAGCGATCATGCACGTAGAAACATACGATACGCTGGTATCGGAGAAAAATAAGGAAATAATGCCCCTATCGGAAGATAGCGTAGAGTGGGAGAATTATCCCGTCTATCAGGGGAAAGAGCTGGAGAAACTGTTGGCCAGCCCGGAATGGACACCGGATCAGGAAGGAGGTCTTCGATGAAATGGTTGAGAGAAAGTAACCGTCCTCGTCATATCTTATATGGATTTCTCGGGGCGTTGATAGGCACGTTACTGTTTTCCATAGGCTTGGCGATCGGTAAGGAATATGGAGACAAGGCATGGAGCGGGAAATTCGACCGGCTCGATTTATGGGCAACACTGATAGGCGGTATTGCCGGACAAATTGTTCAATTATTTATTATATGGAGGATATGGATATTATTTTAGATTTTATTAGCAGCGATCAGATCGGAGAATTAAAACGTCGAGCTGTCATTATTTTAGTTTTTTGGATCATAATGGTTATAGCCGTATTTATCGATTTGTGGACGGGAGTTGAAAAAGCCAGAGCCCGACACGAGCAAATTTATAGCGATAAACTTAGGCGAACGGTAGCAAAGATCGGAGAATATTGGAGAGTTCAGATAATGTTCCTGTTATTCGACATTGTCGGTTCGTTTATCACGGTTTATAATCTTCCTTATGCCTCCATGTTCGGGACGCTCTGTATCGTGTATATAGAACTGCGCAGTGTCTTCGAGAACTTGAAAGAGAAGCGGTCAGTCGCCGCTGATATCCCCGAAGCCATGAAAGAGATCATCAATTGTAAAGACATTGAAAAAGCGAAAGAGTTAATCGAAAAATTAAAAGGAGTAGGAAATGAAAAAAAGTAAGCACTTCAAAATACAAGAACTTGTTTGTCCCGAAGTCTATAAAAAATATGGAGAACGGGCATGGATGTTTATCGATCCGGAATTGATAGAGACGCTTGATATAATCCGGGAGAAAATATTGAACAAACCGATGATTGTTAATAATTGGGCTTCAGGAGGAGGTTATACCCAAAGAGGACTTCGGTGCAATATTTGTCAACTGGTAAGGGATAAGACAAAAAACGGGAAACTCTATTTGTCTGCGCATAATTTCGGGAAGGCCATAGATGCGACGATAGAAGGGATGACGGCAGAGGAAGCGAGAAGATTGATCATAAAGAATCAAATTCTGCTGCCCTGTCCGATTCGTTTGGAGGATGGCGTTTCTTGGCTGCACTTGGATGTGTATGATGCGGATAAAGGGAAAGTACATCTGTTTAAGGTATAA